TGCGTATAGACGCACGGCTCTCGGTCATTGAAGCAAATGTTGTAGCTATTAATGATAAGATAGACGAAGCTATTGATTAAATATTTTTTCTAGTATCTTCTATACATTCTATAGAGAACCTAAAATACTTATTCATTTCAAATTTTTGCCAATTACTAACAATCTCTTCACATTTTTCTTTAGTCATTGGTTCTTTTAACGCCATTTGATTACCTGTATATACCCANGTACTGCCATTATACCCCCATAGGCTTATTACTAATANAAACATTTTAATCATTAGAAGACGATAAGATTATTTTACACCACTTATCAAGTTCTTTTTCTGTCATATCACCTTTCATGAGGTTGTATCTATAACAAACAAGTTGAATATTACTTATTGTATAAAGCTTTAGATTGTTATCAATTCTATCAACAGATACGTTAGTGTTGACTTTTCTTTGTCCTTTTAAATGTGTAAGAGGTATTCCTGTTTTTGCACATTTGTATTCTTGTTCTTGAAACAAATATAATAAATCCTCTACAGTTAAATTAGGATCAACAGGGTGTCTATTTCTATTACTTTTTTTATTTTGTGCATCTTTTAACCAATGATTAAAAAATTTACGAGGGTCTGCACTTATGGCAGCTTTATCTCTGTCTCCTTTTCCGTTAGTCCAAACGTGTTTATTATGCCTACTTGAACAAACTTTGCACCAAGACTTACGGCCATCTATTTTATTTTCTTTTTTTCTATCAAATTCTTCTAAACGTTTATACGTATTACAACGTGTACAACGTTTATCTACTACTTGATCTCGCCCCACGAATCACCTATCTCGCAATCTACTTTACAAGGAACTCTTAACGGAACAGCACTTTGCATAATCTCAATAACTTTTTTCTTTTGTTCTTCAGAGTATACAGAAATATCTAACTCATCATGTACCTGGATTAAAGGTGTAATACCTTCTTTAAAAACATCTATCATTGCTTTCTTTGTTTGATCAGCAGCGGATCCTTGAATTAATCTATTCAAAGCTTTGTATGTCCAAGCACGTCGTATTCTATTCATACCACCGTATTCTGCCTCAGCATCTTTAAATGATAATGGTTTATGAATACCATAAGAAGATGGTTCCCATAAATCAAAACGACATTTACGTCCTAGTATTGTTCTTATGAACCCCATTTTCTGTGCTCTACCCATCGTGCCTTCTGTTAATACTTTTACAAAAGGAACTGTAGAATGATATTGTTTAAAAATATCATCAACATCTTCTTTATCTAATCCTAATTGAGATCCAAGTTTACCTTTACCCATACCATACATCATACCAAGATTAATTGTCTTGGCTTGTTTACGATCTATGCCTGCCATATCAGCAACGACTTGATGAAAATCAGTGTCTGGTTTATTATTATAATCATTTAATAATTTTTCTACAGAAGCAACATCCCATTTAGTTGACCTCACTAACCAAGGCTCCATAATGTATAAGAAGACGAGGCTCTTGTTGTGAATAGTCAAAACATCCCCACTCTTCACCTTTTTCTGGCACAAAGATTTCTCTTATTTTAGGACCTATTTCTTTATTACGAGCTGGTATCTGCTGCAAGTTAGGGTTTTGCATGCTTAATCTTCCTGATATTGTACCACCTGTTTCTGAACGTAGTTGATTTACATCTGCATGTATGCGACCACGATAAGAATGTTTTAAAATAGAATCTATAAATGTTGTTCTTGCTTTATTTAACTCTCTTGCTTTCACTATATTCTGTGCAAACGGATTAGAATGAGTTGATAAAAAGTTTTTATCAAAGCTGGGTAAGCCCGTTGCTGTTCTATTATATTTTATTTTAAGTTTATCAAAAGCTTTTGCAATTGATAATGGAGCAAGTATCTCCACCTCAAAACCACATGCTTTATATAAGCCAGATAATATCTTCTTCTCTGAATTCTCAAAATCTTTTTTAATACGTTCTGCTTTTTCTGTATCAATGCGCACTCCTTTCTTTTTCATAGCGAATAACACATGAAACAATTCTGATTCTGTGTTAAAAATATCTGATAACTCTTGTTGAGTTATTTTTAGTTGTAATGCTTTCCATAACTTTAAAGTAACTGCAGCATCTTGTTCAGCGTAAGGACCAACATACATCGGTGGTAGTTTCCACATCTCACTCTTTGCATCGACACCCCATTCTTTTGCAGCTTCATACAGCAAAGCTTCTGATTTTGTTTCACCAACATATTCTTTTGATAAATCTTTAAGAGAATAATTAAATCTATTTTCATTTACTAAAGGTGCAGCAATCATTGTATCTATTATTTTACCATGCACTTTTAATCCTAATGCATCTAACCATCCAACATCATACATGGCATTGTGAAATACTTTATCACAAGGTAATTCTAAAATAGGTTTGAGTTGATTAAGAAAAACTTTTTGATCAAAGTTACCACCACCTTCATGTGCAATAGGATAGTATCCTTCCCATCCATCCACGGCCAACGCAACACCAATAACTCTTCCTTGTTTGGTAGCCCATCCAGGTCCTACACCATTTTTTATACCGTCATCTTTTGTTTCTAAATCAATAGCGATTTCTTTTGCTCCGCTAAAGTCAGGCACTGTTTCTGGTGGTACCCACTCACTAGGAGTTTGGAAAAGAGAAGGTTGTCTCACTTCGTTCGCTCATCTATTTCCCCTGCAATAGCTGCATAGGCCGCCAAGTCTACATAGCTGTCTGGTTTATGTGCATGCATTAGTCTAGCAACTTTAACTAAAGCCATACACATTGCTACATCATGGGGTGTTAATTTTTTGCGGAGGAAAATTGACCACAATGCAGCAATGTTCTCATGATTGGTAAGCTTATCGCCGTAGTCTTCTTGGCGATCGCCTCCTACTAATTCTTTTGCTTGATCTAAAATATTTTCACAGATCATAGTTCTGTAAACTCTCTGTTAGTTTGACTTTCAATAATGTGTAATGATTTTTTTGCTCTTGTTGTAGCAACGTAAAACACTCTCCTCTCATCATCCCTTTTCTGCGCAAGACTTAAATCTGCCTTACGTGGTAAGTCTTTTAATACCATAACATTGTCTGCTTCGCCACCCTTAGATGCATGAATCGTAGATAATTTTATATTTTTCGATGTATTAAAGGATGATCTGCGCAATGCTGCATTGATATAACGTTGCATTGATTCTGGTATTCTATCCAATGCAATGTTCCATTCAGTATTAATGTTGGTATTTAAACCATGACTCTCGACCAACGATTCGTAATTATATTTAATTTCTTCATTCGCTGTCTTTATGGCTTCTTTGTGACCATGTTTTATATTACCACTACCACTCATGTAATAATAAATATCTTGTGCTGCAAATACATCTATCTCGTTTCCTTCTTTTAAATTATTCCATCCTTGTATTGCTCTTATCATACGATCAGAAATGGAAGATCTATTTTTATATTCATAAAACAATCCCTGGTATTTTAAATCATCTGCTATTTGATCTAATACATAATTAGTTCTTGCTAAAATTAACCATGATCCATCTGTTAAATCTATTTGGTTATTGAATCGCATACGATGACGCTGTACTATTCCTTCTTCTTCTTTTGGATTCCAATCTTTTTTTACTCGATCATTAATTTTACTAATCAAGTTATCTGCTACATGGTGCACGGCTCTCGGCACTCGGTAAGACTGTGTTAGTATTTCTCTTTCCCCACCTATTAATCCTAATCTTTTTGTATCAGCACCAGCCCAATCAAAGATTGCTTGGTCATCATCTCCTGCAATGTAAGCTCGTTTTGAATTACGAATAAGTATCTCTGTCATTTGCCATTGAATAAAACTAAGATCCTGTGCCTCATCAATAATAACAACTTCAAACTTAGGACAGTTTTTTTGTTTATTAAATTCTACAATCATATCTGTAAAATTAAATCGACTATGTTTCTTTTTGTATTGCTCCAAACCTGCAGCTATTTGCTGTAACTTTTCAAACCCACCTTGAATATGCCCACCATTACGAAGGAACTCATTTGATAGTGATACATTTTTTATTTTTGCTTGATCAATTATTTTTAAATAAGGATCTTGTGGTAATGAAATACCTAATTCATCTACAGATTTATTTGGATTAATTAATTTAACTTGTAAGTAATCGGAAGCTGCTTTGTAATCATCATCATCCATAACATCAGCATTTTTTAATCCTAACATTAAGAATGCCATACTATGTAGTGTACGAAAATATTTAAAACTTTTACGATCTAAACCAAATTTTTCCATTGCTCTTGTCACTGCCTCTCTTGCAGCTTTTTTTGTAAAAGCAAAATATCCTATTCGATCTGGTGGAGTTCCTTTTAATAATTCTGATTCAACAATACCAAGAAGATGTGTTGTCTTCCCGGTACCTGGTGGACCAAAAACTATTTTAATTTTCTGACTTTGACTGTCTTGTAATATCATCTTGCAATAGCATTAAGTTTAATTTTATCATTTTTAAATCGTCTACTAATATTCTTTTTGTTAACTTCATGTTTCTACTCTCCGCTTTAGTCACGAGTTTTGCAGCTATAGCTAAAGTTTCTTTAATTAATTTCTCCACTCATTACCTCCTTTTAATTATATGACAAGCATTACACACTTAACACAGTCATTTTTCTTTTTTCTGATCCGCCATCACCTCTAAAATTGTCTTCCCTATGTAGTAAGGTATCTGTGGTACCAAACTATTTCCTAATGATTTAAGTCGGTCCACCCTTTTGGGTATCCCATGAGCCACTCTACCCATGTTGGGTTCAGACTCCCACCACCCTTGACCCACTGTTCCTTGTCCTTCTTCGCTACTCTCACGGGAAGAATTGAATCTCGGTGTGAATTGATTACGGCTTTGCCACTGTCTTTGTAATCTCTCGTCGTTGGTGTTGGCCACATCAACTTCGGATGTGCTACTTGATCGTTCAAACTGATTGGCATTTTCTTGTCGAGTTTCATTTTCATTCTCTCCTCGGAGCTCGGCCCTCGGCCACTGTGAGCGTCTGGAGTGCGCCAATATCCAGATTCTTT